ATGGATTGCTAATAGTTTGCATGCTGTGCGAGGGGTGAAAGTCAATTGGCGTTGTTGCAATGCCGAATAGTTTGTGGATCGTCATCGTGCTAGTGATGTCAGTAGGATTGTTATTGTTGCGGTTGTAATAATGGCTGTGGCAGCAATCATGATGTTGATTTTTTTACTTAGTAATGTTGTGCTTTTTATCAGTTGTTCAATATGAAGCGTGTTATCAATCACTGTCTTTTCTATAACGGTTTTTTCTGTTGTTGGGGTGCCCGTCAAAGCTAGTTCGTTGTCGCTTGAAGTTTTGTCTGCATAAGCGGCTATAAGGCTACCGCCGGCTCCGGCGCACGCTAATGAAATGACCTGACCAAAAATTTTGAAGTGGTCAATGGCATCAGCTGGCATGAGTGATTTGGTTACGAAAATATAAAAGAATTTCGGATAGATAACCTGATAGAGCACTCCAGCCGCTATCAAAAAGAATCCCTTCAGTACGCGATCTTGCCTCATATCTAGAAATGTTAAGAATAATACAAAGCAACTACCAAGTGCCGCATAGGTCGCTGTTCGTGGGAAATTATATGTGCCAGCTATAGCTACTCCAAAAAACAGTACACAAAATGCAAAAATCATCAAAATGCAAATTGGAACGTTGAAACTTCGTTTCATTTTTAAACAATCCTTGGCAGGGCAAACAATGGTGGCTTAATGATACCATGGAATCCAGCGACGCATTTCATCGATCCAGGTATAACAACAAGCTATCACGGGTTTGGTCTAATTCGGCATCGGTGAACCCGAGCACTTCTCTTCGTTCATACCGAACATCCGAGGCGCCGCGTTGCGCTTTATCTTTCAAACCGTACTGATGAACCCTTGCAATACGTGCAATTTGGCCTTTGAAACCAATGCTGACAGCGGTGCGGTCACATTGAACCTTTAAAAAGCGCGCTGTGCGAAGCTTCTGGAACATTTGAACCTTGCGCTTAACCCGCCCTTGTTTGCCGTGAAGGTTGCGCTGTTTGCGCGGCGCGTAGTTGCTGCCGTCCGGGTTGCGCTGGGTGATGATTCGTTGCTGTTGGCTACGTCGCAATGCTTGGCCGAGGCTGCGGGCCAGTCTGTTTCGAGATGCAGGCTCAAGTTGCCCGATTAGGCTAGCCGCCCAATCCTCAAGGGCTTCCAGTCGATTGGTCACAGGGATACTGTCCATTCACTACCGGTGCCTTGGGTACCTGGCACCCAGCTCGGGTTGAGATACGTGGTGACCTGCTGCGGTTCACCTGGATGGTGAATGGTTATATTGCCTTGGTCGTCCTTTCCCACCACTACACGTTCAGTCAATGGAAGCGTCAGACTCATATCCACTTTGCTGTTATCGAGAATATCGGCCTCGAACTGGATGCCGTCGGCGGATTTGTTCAGATTCTCCAGCAACTCGGATTGGTGGACGCTCAGCCAACCAAGCACGGGCAACATGACGCTGTCGGGATGGCCGGCGTAGTCGGTCAGGATGATCTGCAGGTCGAAGCTGTATTCGAACGACAGGCTCGCTGCAGCAGTGCAGCGAACCTTGCCGTTGTCGATGAACATCAGCAACCGGTCAGGGTTGTGCTTGAGTTCAGCAATGCTGGCCAGCAGGTGAGTACGCAGGCTATCGGGCTTATTCATGGCATTCTGCGTGGTTGATGCGTAGGTGAGCGGTATGAGGGCGGTTCATGCGGCCACCAACTGACCACACCCGCAGAACTCATGCCGCTCGTAGGCGCGCTGGAGCTTGATGTCGTACAGGTTTCGCTGATAGTCCGGCCCGTTGTAGCGCTTGGCGAACTCGGCCCATTTGCGCGTCTTCAGTGCCTTGTACAAAGCCGGGTCGGTTTCGATATAGCGCACGAACGCATCAAACTGCTTCGATTCATCCGCGCTCATGGCTGCAACGAAATCCTGCACGCTGGCGAACCCCAGGCGTTCCCAGTGAAAGCCCATGATCTGGAAGGCGCCCCATGACGCCGATTCCAGGGCGGCAATGTCGCTTAGCACGCGAGCGCTACCCAGCCGCTGATGTTCGGCGATGCCACCGATGTAGCCACCGGCCTTTGGATTGACGATGGCCGGGTGAGCAGTGGCGAGTTGATCGGCGCGGCGTTTGAGGTCTGCGTGGTTTTCGCTTTCGTGTCGAACTGTCGAAAGCCGGCGATACATGATGTGCCGTTCGAACAGAATTACCGGCTTACCGATGTCGAGAAAACCTTGGCCTTTCGATTCGACTTCGTTGACGGCGTAGAGGGTTGCCAGCGGGACGTCGAGCCGTTTTGCGGCGTTGACCAGGTCGGCATTTTTCAGCAGTTGCTGGCAGTCATTGCCAGCGAGCGCACCCTGCGTTTTATGGCCGGCGATGCCATCGGCCACTAGACCAATGCGCAACTGATAAGCCCGCACAGCCGCTTCGGTCGTGTCGCCGTAGTGCCCGTCAACGATCAGGCGAGCGCCGTTATTGTTCAGGTTTGTTTGCAGATGGCGGACCGCTTGGGAGCGGTCGCCGTGACGTAATGGGATCATCGTGAGGCTTCCTTGCGAATGAAAAATTTCCTTGCTGCTGCGCGGGTTCCTTCCACGCCGAGCAGGCCGATAATACCGCCGAAAAAAGGTGCGGTGGACGCGGAAACACCGAGCAACGGAAGGCCATGGCTGGCTGCCAGCGCCAAGGCTCCGCATAGCGGGGCTTCGATGGCGATGCGGCGCCAGGTGCCACCGCCGTACATGATTCGAAGTGCCGCTATGATTAAAGCCAGAAGGCCGGCGTACAGGGTTGGCCAGTGTTGTTCAAGCCAGGCCGCTAGCCAGGCCCAGGTGTCGGGGCGTTCAGGCATGTGGTTCCTTCCATGGTTCAGGGTGAGGTCAAGGGCACGGTGCCAACGGGTCAGTCCCACAGGTTCACCATCTGCCGTTTAGGGGAGGTGGTTTGTGTTTCGGGCATTTGCACGACCAGGCCTTGGGGCAATGTCGGGCCGTGGTCGGCCAGTCCGGGATTCGCGACAAGCACCGCCTCGGTCACACCAGCGGTCCGGCCGTAATGCCGCCAGCAGAGGGCATCGACGGTGTCGTTTTGCTGGGCGCGGACGATGACGGTCATCAGATCAACTCCACCGTAGTGCGACCGAGGCCGAGAAAGTCGCGCACGGCCCAGCGCTGGTCGCGGCGCAGTTCGTCGATGCTCGGGGTGAGGTCGTCGGCGTTCTGGTGACCGCTGTTGGTGCTGTCGTAGGAGCGGTAGCGCTCACAGATTTCTGCACCGGTCGCAGCGTAGATCGCCCGCCGGTAGAGGTGGAGGTAGTGCGACACGCCTGCGACTTGATCGGCTGGGACATCGGCGAGGGTGGTGTAGCCCTCGGCTTGTTTGGTTCGGCGCCATTCGGCGAACTCCCGGTTAACACTGATCGCGGCGGAGATGGTTGCGGTTTCCAGTCGGATCGCAGTGACGCTGGCGTCGATCCTCAGCGTGCCGCGCACGTCGTCCAGATTGATCGATGGCCAGAAAACGTCGGTGTTGATGTGGCCGGCGGGTGCTTTGCCGGTCGCTACGAATCCGCTCATGGTTCTGCGCTCTGTTGTTAGTCGCCGGTGGTCGGTGCTTCACGTTCAGGTAGGTGGCCTGGCCGATCCGTCCCGAGCCGGCGGGGTGCGTGGGGACGCTCGGTTAGCCGCGGGTGGCGGCGAGTTTGTTGAGCAGGCGATCGGCCCGCTCCAGATCCTTTTTGCCACCGCATGCGTCGTGCCGTTCGATGGCTGTTTTCAGCAGGTCGATGCCGGCCTGTACTTGACCGGGTTGGCCGGGCAGTTCTTCGGTGATGCCTTCCAGCGTGGCGCGGCCCATGGCGAGGAACAGCTTGGCGCGGGCCTGATCGGGCATGTCTTCGGCGTCGGTCAGCTCGGCAGCGCGATGCAGGGTGGCCAGGTCGAACGGTTCGTTGATCTTCTGGGCACTCAATGCCGCCGTGGCGATATCTTCGGCGACCAGGCAGCCCAGCGTGCGGGCGAAGCGATCCGGCATGACCATCTTGTGCTTCAGCACGTACTCGGCGATGTCGAGGCCGCCCATGAAGTCGCCGGCATCGAAGCGCCAGACCATGACGGTGGTCATCACTTCGTCCTGGGCACCCAGACCAGCTTCCAGGACGCCTTGCACATAGGGCACGTAGTCAGGCAGCAACTGGCGTTTGAGTTCGGCTTTGCCCTGATTCGACTGGATCTGTTTCAGGCGCAGGCGATCCTGCAGCAGTTGGTTGAGCTGATGCTCGTAGGCGGTTGCGCCGGCCATGGTTTGGTTGGGCTCGACGGCGGCCGCCTCGATGGCGGCCGTGACGCGCAGGAAATGATGCCGGCAGGGATTGGTCATGGTCGTTTGCCCTACGATGCGATTTCGATGTTTTCAGCGAGAGCCGCGCATTCCAGATCCTCGATTACATAAGCGTCGTTGACCGACTCATAGTTTTCGATGCGGTCGCGTTTGGCGTTGTCGAGGACGGTGCGACGGCGGCTGCCTTCCTGCCAGTAGATCGACAGGTTTTCGAGCTTGGTCACCAACAGCCCACGTGCCGGGAAGTACGGCACACGTACCGCCGGCAAGTTACCCAGGCGTTTCTGGCTGGTGACGATGTCGGCGGCCAGCATTTCGGTTGGGGCGTTTTCCTTGTTGATGATCGGGAAGTATTTGTCGGCCAGCAGCTGGCGGCCGCAGATCACTACCAGGTCCGGGTCTTCCTGATACCAGGGCGCGATGAACTCTTCGACCATGCTGAAGACCAGGGCGTCGAGGTTGGTGAAGTCCTTGCCGGCCCCGATGGCGATCTTTTCTGTGCCCTCTTTGATTTCCTTCATAACGCGAGCAGCGTTTTCGGTGCGCATCTTTTGCAGCCAGCCGATGTTGACGTCCTGGCGCAACGGGTTGGTCGCCGGGTTCGAGGTGGGGGCGCGGCTGGTGCCGTTCCAGCCGATCAGGATGCGGTCCAGTGCCTGGCGCTTCAGGATGGCGTCACGGATGCGCGCCTGGAAGTCGGGGAACTTGGCCCAGGCGTCCAGCTTGCTGTAGCGCAGGTGGGTGTCGAAGTTGGTTTGCGAGCAGAAGTAGCCGCGGTCATCGAGGGTGGTGATGTCGCTGGTTTCGCGGTCTTTCTGGGTGGTGTCGGTGGTGCCGGCGTTCGGTCCGCCGATGCCCATGCCGATCTTTTCACCTATCTGCTCGGTGACGCCGTAGATGTTGATCGCGCTGAGGAACTGACTGGATTCCTGCATGCGGGTTTCCAGTGTTTGGGTGACGCTCGGTGCGGTGGCGAATTTGGTGGTGACGTCGGGTACGCC